CTGGCTACTTTAGAAATACCACCATCAGCAGCACATGGCCCAACGGCACACCTATTCCTGTGGGAGATACCACTACCACAATGTTCAAATATGTTATTCCGGGAGCACTGATAAAGTTTGTGCCGCCCACTGGTTATTATTTTGATCGCAACAACAGATTGGTGCAAGGCACCGCTACTCGTGCAGATGAACGAGTGGAGATCTGGGCCAGTCCACAGGCCATTGTGGGCGATGGCTACAACGGTGGCCTGGGTAACTTGAATTCAGGCGCAGGTCCTGTGACCATAAACAACTTTGTGCCCACCGGCGCTATTGTAGACACAATTATTCCACTGTTTGTAACAGATCTGCCCAATTCAGTTGAGCAAGAAATAACTGATCAGATTTTGTTGAATCGTAACTTTGGCCTGGGCTACGACAGCAATGGTGACATCACTGGAACCCCTTACACCTGGTACATCATAACCAGCACCAATCTCAAAGTTTATGAAAGCAATGGCACCACTGTGGCAGCCTGGAGCCAGCAGTATGCTGATCAAAATGCTCCCGGCCTGGATTCATCTTGGTTGGTATCATTTGTGGTACAAAACCAAAACTACACCATCACATTCCGTGGATTGGCCTATAACTTTGGTTCAGTGTTACAAACACGTTTTTTCTTTTATGATGATCAACTGGTTTACGACAGTCGCACAGGCACTATCATCAAAGACTTTGTCAACATTTTAGCGGTGAACACGCAGCCTGACTCAACAGAGTCATTGCCTGGTGACATATACACCACCATCATTGGTCAGCCTGTGGAAAGTGATGGTTATGTGGATGACTTCCAGGTCTTGGTCAGTTACAGAGATAGTGACAATGACGGTGTACCCGACAATCCAGACTTCTTTGACGAAGTGGTGGGCACAGCTACCACTGCAGGCCCTTACGTGTTCTTGCAACAAACAGTGGACTTTGACAATCTACAACGTTATTTGTTGGTTGAACAAGATGTGGTGATCTATGATTACGGTACACTGGACGAAATTGAATTGGCCAAAACTGAGTGGACTCCGGGACAGGTGTTCTACGCCTATGAGGAAGATGCGTTTTACCAACTCAGCATTTCAATTACAGGAGTTCGTACCATTGTTGCAGTATCAGGATGGATTGCTAGAACTGGTAGACAAAGTTTGTATTTTCAGTACCGTCACAATAGCCCGTTGACCAATCGGATCGATCCAGGAACCACCAACATCATTGACTTGTATGTGGTCACACTGAGTTATTACACTGCCTATCAAAACTGGCTGCGTGACACCACAGGCACTGTAATTGAACCAGACATGCCCACCATAGATGAACTCAGTACAGAATACCAAAGATTACAAAATTACAAGATGATTTCAGACAACATAGTGATCAATTCAGTGGTGTTTAAACCCTTGTTTGGACCCAAGGCAGCACAAGCGTTGCGAGCCACTGTCAAAGTCATTCGTGCGCAGAATTCAACAGCCAGTACCAGTGAAATAAAAAGTGCTGTGTTGGCAGAAATGAATGCATACTTCAGCATAGACAAATGGAACTTTGGCGACACATTTTACTTCTCAGAACTGGCAGCATATTTGCACAGTCAACTGGGTAGTATAATTAGTTCTGTGGTCCTGGTACCACTAGACCAGCAAAAGAGTTTTGGCGACCTGTATGAAATTCGCAGCCAGCCCAATGAAATTTTTGCCAATGGTGCTGTAATTGACAACATAGATGTAATTGAAGCGTTGACCAGTACCAATCTACGTAGTGCTCCTGGCAGTGGTGTGGGAGCCAGTATTGCTGCTGCTAGTGGCATAATAAGTGGTGGTGGTGGCTCAGGCGGTGGTGGCTCAGGCGGTGGTGGCTCAGGCGGTGGTGGCTCAGGCGGTGGTGGCTCAGGCGGCGGAGGTTATTAATGGCACGTACAAGATCAGTTGATTTTCTTCCACAGATATTTCAAACCCCAGTCAACAAACAATTCTTGGCGGCCACTCTAGACCAGATGGTGCAGGAGCCCAAGTTCAAAAAGACACAGGGCTTTATTGGTCGCTCAGTGGGTCCAGGCGTCAACCCCAATGACAAGTATGTGGTAGAACCAGACAAAATCCGTCAAGACTATCAATTGGAACCAGGCGTGGTCAGTTTGGAACCCGACACTGACAACATCAGAAATATCATCACGTATCCAGGCATCAACGATGCCATTGGATTCCAAGGCGGCGACCAAAACAGACCAGACCAACTGTACAACAGTGAATATTATACCTGGGATCCATTTGTTGACTATGATAGTTTTGTAAATTTCAGTCAGTATTTTTGGGTACCTAATGGTCCTCAAACAGTAGATGTGGTCGCTGCTGGTGTGCCTACATCAGCCAACTTTATGGTCACTAGAGCCAATGGTGTGTATACTTTTTCGGGTGTGTCAGGCAACAACCCCACTATCAATCTAGTACGTGGCGGCAGTTACACATTCCAGGTAGCACAAAACGCCACAGAGACTGTGAACTATCGTGTGTCAAACAATAGTACCACGTCATATTTGATAGATCAACAACCCAATCCTACTCTGACCTTGGCGCGAGGCAACACCTATGTGTTCAACATCACACTCAATGGTGTGTATCCTTTTTGGATAAAAACAGCACAGACGTTAGGTACAGGCAACCCGTACAACAACGGGGTCACACGCAATGGCAGCAGTTTTGGATTAGTAACTTTCACTGTGCCACAAGATGCTCCAGACACACTTTTTTATGTAAGTGAAAACCAAATCAATCTGCGCGGCACAATAAACATCATTGATGGTACTCCTGGCACTGGTCCAGGATTTTGGATTCAAACCTCACCAGGAACAGCAGGTGTAGTTCCTTCTACACCCAACATCAGTAGTCGCGATGTGTTTGGTGTAACCAATAATGGTGATGATCTTGGTATAGTCACATTTAATGCACCACAGAAAACATCACAACAATTTTACTATGATCTTGTGGATGTAGGACCCATTGATCTTTTGACTACATTGCAATTTGATCAAATCAACAATCGACCACTGCAACAGTTCATAGCAACCTACGGTGGCATTGACGGTATCACGTATCTGCAGACCAGAACTTTGGTGTTTACCAATCCCATATTAGATGCTGAAGGTGGTGGTTGGCTACAAAATACATTGTTTGATCCTTTGCCTAGACTGGATACTTTTAATGGTCAGATTGGCAGTTACGATTCGGAACTTTTTGATCAGACCACAGTGGTTCCACTGATTGACAGATATCAAGTTTGGCAAATCAATATAATAAATGAGGGCGGTGTAGACTATATTAATCTCACCAAAATAGCCAATATTGCCTCAAATCAAAAGTTTACTATAAGCTACGGTATAACTTACAGCAACACCAGTTGGTTCAAAAATGCCACAGGATATTTTCAACAGATTCCGTTATTAACTGCTGCATTTAATGAATTGTACTATCAAGATGGTACTGATCCAGAAATTTTTGGACGCATTTTGTTGTTGGATCCTGTTGAATCCAGCACAACATTTATTGATCAGATTCTGGGACAAAAAAATTACGTATCGCCTACCGGCATAGCATTTACCAACGGACTCAAGGTTAGATTTACTGGTGATGTTGTTCCTGCCAGTTATGGATCAGGAACCAAATCAGTTGTGTGTATTAGTACCATTGCTGGCAGTAACTATTTCACTTGTGAAACCACTGCAGGATTGTACGAAGGTGAACAAATCATATTCCCAGTCACTGGCAATGGGGTAGTTGAAGGACAAATTTATTATATTAAAAGTATATCAGCCAATGGTATTCAATTTTCTATTAGTAATGTGGCTGATGGTGCTACAGTATTGTTGACCACAGACCAATATCAAAACACAGCCACAGCCATCAGCAACAACGAATACTATGTTGCCGGAGTAGGCACTGCAATTGAATTACTGCCAGTGAGAAATTTTATTACTCCTGAAAGTTATGTGGAAGATGCCAATGACAGTACCATTGCCGCAGAACCTGATCAACTTGACTATCTTACCATTGATCGAGCCAGTAAAGATCTCAATGCCTGGACTCGCAGTAACCGTTGGTTTCATGTAGACGTATTATTGGCCACAGCAGAATACAACAATGTTGTTGCGGTGCTGGACAACAACTATCGAGCCAAACGTCCAATCATCAATTTCAGACCAGACATCAGATTATACAACATGGGCACTGAAGGCAAACAGCCAGTTGATGTCATTGACTTTGAAGAAACAGATGCATTCAGCAATATCGAAGGAGCAACTTCGTACAGTGTGGATGGTTATACATTTGTGGATGGTAGTAGAGTAATTTTTGCTGCAGACGAAGATTCTGTAGTACGCAACAAAATTTATGTGGTGCAATTCATCATACCAGACACTGTGCCTCCGTTGATAGCACAACCAATTATACACTTGGTTTTGGCAGATGATGGCGAAGTATTGACTGATCAAAGTGTTTTATGTTTGCAAGGCAACAGTCTAACAGGATTAACATTTTGGTACAATGGTATTGCTTGGATAGAATCACAACAAAAGATTGCAATACAGCAAGCACCTTTGTTTAATATCTACGACCTGGACGGTGTGAGTTTTAGCGATCCTGTCAAGTACCAATCAAGCACGTTTACAGGTAGTAAACTGTTTAGTTATGCAGTGGGTGACACTAGCATACTGGATCCAATACTGCAATTTCCTTTGCAATATTTAAACATCAACAACGTTGGTGATATTGTGTTTGCCAATAACTTGTACCAGGACACATTTTTGTATGTGCAAGACAATGTTTCAGTAACGTCCAATATCAGTTCAGGTGTGGCAAGAGAATATGTTGATCGTACCACTTTTGTTAAACTCATTGGTTGGCAAACTGCTGTTGCTACCAGCCAGCAATACCAGCAGTTCGAGTTTTCCTACACAGGACAATCATTGAAACTTGATGTGGCTGCAAATACCACCACAGCTCTTCCT